GCGCTATACCCTTCGACAGGTGCGAAGCAGTAGGCGATGTAAGTATTTCCGTTTGTATTTGTCGGTGCCGGACTACTGGCTCCTAATGTGATAACGCTAGAAGAAGGGGTTGTGTTATTCCAGTCGGTGTAGGCGTAAGCTTTGTCACTGGAGTCGAGCTGAATGTATTTCGTATTACCAAGAGCACTGTGATATACCCTCCAGCCGCTCCCAGTGGTATTTCGTGTTTTGACAATGATAAATTCAGGAGATGCGCTCAATCCATGGCCCACACTTGCGCCTGCAGTTCCATTCCCCGTATAACTAACAATCGAGAACCCAGCACTTGGGTTGGCTCTTACTTGTGAAGCAATGCTGCCGTCGTTGTTAGTTACCGTGGAAGATCCGGCGTCCCAGGCCCAGGCTACCCACGTCGCTCCAGAGTTATTGCCACCAGAGCTAGTTCCTAAGCTAAAGCCATCTGAATTAAATGCAGTTAGACTTCCTGACAATGTTGCTTCTGCGTCAGAAGTGTCAGATTCAAGAATCTTTTCTGTGCCGCGAATGATGTCAAACAGCAAATGATTGCTTGCGGCAGACCTTCTTTTTAGCCAGACCCAATCTGGAGAAAACTCATAACCAGTGATGGACCTAGCGACACCTGAGCCGGTGTAGAGCTTGGTGTCAAAGTAAGCCGAACCATCCGCAATCGTTGGCTCAGGTAAGTTTGCGGTGTTTAAACTCTTGTAGCCGCTTGGTGCGGTATACGCGAAGGGGCGTTGGCCGCAATTTATTTCCGTTACGGATGCAGCAGCATTGCCCGTTCCAATTCCTATAAAATAAGTATCAGCCGGAGGATTTGCTAACACGCCTTGGCTAACACCGTTTTTGTAAAACGTCAATGTGCGAGTGGCTGAGTCTAGGTCTAAAGCCATGCCAACAGTATCGCCAACCGAAATAGTGGTTCCATAACTTGAATATGAACCATTTACATACTTTCTGCTAGCTGCTGGATAATAATAATATGAGCCAGTGTTGCCATACACACCCCCTACTGTATTTTCGTCGTTAGTAATGCCCAAAAGCTGATTGGTATTTGTTGTAGCAGTCATTTCTGCATACCATTTTCCGCTTGATACAGCAATAGTCAAAAAAGTAACCCTGTCTGCGCTTTGCGAAAGAGTAAGATTACCGTTTGACAGGACGGGAATATTGCTTCCAAATTGACTATCGTGCAGCGGATTCAGCGTCGCATAGTTGCCAACAACCTCACCGCCCGCTCCAGTGTCTGTCTGCGTGCCGTTGGTTGGGGAGTCACGGAGGGAGTCGTTACCTGCACCTGCTGCAACACTTAAGTTGTTAACAGTCCACGTATTTCCATTGCCACTTGTGTCCGTACCAAGCGCAGCGTTTGAACTGTTGTCCGCAAAGTCGAGGTGGAAACCATTTGTTCCGTACGTACCAGCAAATTCCTTAGCTTGCCACACACCGTTGTCATCAGTCTCACCAAAATCTGTTGGTGCTAATGCTTGACCATCGATGAAGTGGATGTCGGCTAGGTAAGCATCAATATATTCCGGGGTGTTGCCGCCATAGTTTTGAACTGAACCTATGGTATGTCTTTGCGCTTGATTAGCGCCGTAGTCTCCATTTTGCGTGATGGACGATCTATTGTCCGTCGAAAATGAAGTAATCTCAACGCCATTCACGTATACTTTCAAGCGATCACTCGCTGTCGATTGAGTTGTGTCAAACGCAACGACAATGTGCATCCATGCTGAAAGATCTCTAAAGACTGCATCTGTTAATAAAAGATCAGTGTTATTAGTGCCAACAAGTAAGTCGTCGTTTTGTTTAAAACCTATAAAAATAATGCCAGTATCTGATGCAGTATTTCCGCCGATAAAAATCCAGTCTCTTGTGCTGCCACTAAGTGCGCTACGTTTAATCCAATTACTCCAAGTCCACGTCTTGCGATTACCTGCAGAACTTGGGGTTCTATTTAAGTACGCAGAATCTGCTGAGTTGAACCTAAGACTACGTTCGATCTCGTAGCCACCACCTCCTTGTCCAGAGGCACCGGCTAGAATATTAGTTTGAATACAACTCATGAATAATTACCCGTGAAGACTGCGTGGATAGAAGAAGCAGATCTCACCACGTAATCGACACGGTCAACAGCAGCAGCTGTTGTGGTCAAGGTAGGAGCGGTACCACCTGCAAAATCCCAATAGCTACCCCAAGACAACGTACGGGAACCTGTGCCATCTTGAACAATGAAGATAGAACCAGATTGTCCAGCTGTGCAGTTTGTTGGGTTAGCTAATGTTCTATTACCACCAAGGACAATAGAATAGTTATTTGAATCATTTAGATCTGGTGTAATTGTTGCTGCATCAGTCAATGCAGTCACTTCACCACGCTGTCCTTTAGTCCATGTATTGGCTGTATCTAGAGAGACACCACCAGCAGTTGCCGCAGTCACAAAAGCTGTAGTAGCAATCTGTGTTGTATTAGTACCACTACCTGCTGTAGGAGCTGTAGGAGTGCCTGTAAGGGCAGGACTAGCTAAGGGAGCCTTTGCATTGACGTCAGCAGCTGATGGAATACCACTAACTGCTACTTCAGCATCACTACCAGCGTTGTCGTAGATAACTGTATCTACTTTAATTTTACCGTATGCCATTAGAGAATAATAAGTTTAGATGTACTTGGTACTGTGACAGTAACGCCACTATTAAATGAAAGAGGACCAACAGACGTTGCACCTCTACCTGCAGTAATTGTGTAATTAGCAGTTACAGTGCGAGTATTCTCGACAAAAGGATTACCACCAACGTCAAGAGTAACTACATTGCTAGTTTGTGTGACTCCAAGGTTTGATGTACCTTGAAGTTTAATTGAATTGGTGGTTGAATCACTGCCTGTAAGAGTTAAATTGACTCCTCCAGAAGTATCAGAAGAAGCATATGTATAAGTTGTATTAGTCTCACCTGCAATAGCATTATCAACATATTGCTTGGTTACAACAGCTGTGCTAGGTGTACTTCCAGTAGTCGTTGGTACTAGTAGATTACCAGTCATTGTGTCGCCAGCAACATCTACATAGGTTGCTTCAATGAATGCCTTTGTTACAACTGCTGTAGAGGGTGTGCTGGCTGTAGTAGCAGGTATATTGACATCACCAGTAAACGTATCTCCTGCAATATTTGCATACCTAGTATCTGGATTAGCAGCAAGATAAACCTTATAGTTCCATGCTGTACCAGACCATTGAACACGAGTAAGAATACCCGAATCCCATTCCACACCAGAAGGTAGATTGTTGACAACTGGAGAAGCAGCGGTATTAATATTGGTTGAGTTCTGTACCTCATATGCTTTACCTACATCAGTGGGAGTTAAACCTCCTGCTGTAGTATTCAAAGCAGCTACATCAGCTAAGGGTAGATAGACAATGAGACTAGCAATACTAGAATTAATACCATCTACCTGAGTTTGTAGACTAGCCTCAGTATCCTTTGCTTCTTGTGCAGAGAATAATAATTGATCAAAGTCAGAGTTAAGGTCTTCAGATTTAAGAGTAGATCCAGCAGTAAAATTAACTACGTTATCAGTGATGTCTGTTGAACGATAGATAATAACAGTAGCATTTGCTGGAATACCAGTTGCAAGGGTGATCGTGCTACCACTTACTGATGAAACAGTCCAATCAGCTCCATTGACAGTAGCCTTTACAGCCGCTGTATCAATGTAATAGGGATTATAGACATATCCCCAAGTAATTGTAAATAGTGTTGTATTTGCCGCTACGTTCGTAAACGTATTAGAGGCGTATGGAGTGTAAGTCATCTATATTGTAAGAGTTTTTGTACCTGTTGCATTGGATTATTATTGTTATTGTTCTGAGCTTTTTCTGCCGTACGGAATGAATCTTTTACTCGTCCCTGAGTCATATAATTATTTGAGAGTTTCTTAGCCTTAGCCCTTTCCTGAATCTCAGGATACTCAGAATACATCCTCTGTTCAGCAACCTTTTTAGCCTCTTTGACTAATGTCTTTAACCTTCTAACTACTTCAAGATTCTGAATATCAGGCTGTAAGTCATCAAAGACTTTACCAGTAGCGAGTTCAGCTCTAACTTGATCAAGTTGATCATTGTACTTAGGAACAGTACGCATCTTTTCAACTTCCTTCCATATTTCTTGCTCACCAATATATTTAGACATTATTGAACGTTGCTCTGAGGAATACTCATAAGCTCCAGACGTATCCTTCAAAATTAATGTAGATAGATTTAGTCCAGAATTAAGTATCCATAGTCTCCAGGGCTCTTCTGTTTGCGTAACAGGTAAAGGATTTACTGCATTCATTATGCGTAGAATTGGGTTATCAATTTCATTTACCCTTTCTCCTGTCCACCAATCATATTTATCAGGAACACTTAGATTGACAAATGGTATTCGGCTATTAATATAGCCTTGTACATCGTTGTAGATCTCCTTAGTTGTAGAGTCCACAGCTTTAGCAAGGACACCTTGACCACTAGATAATGGAATTGCAAGACGTGAAGTATTTGCAAGGAACCTACTCATAGCAGTCTCATCACCTTGAGCAATAGCTACAAGCGGTTCTAAACCTTGTAAAGGTGTAGCACCTGAGAATGATTGAGTAATAGTCCAAGCAAGCTTTCCTTGAATATCTTCCATAAATGGTGATCCAATATCATTTGCGTAATATGCCATATCACCTAACATTGTGAGGAGTGGATCTAATGGGACTATGCCATCATATGAAACCCAAGCACCACCTAATCTAATACTTTTTGGCTTTACTTTATTAGTAACCCAATTCTGTTTTTCTCTCGGATCTTTTGGATAATTTCCACGGATGTTACCACTAAAGGCATAACTACCTAATCCAGCAACAACCATTGCACCTGTTGCAATGCGTCCCATATACTCTGTCTTCAAGTTATCAACAATCATCCTTCCTTGAGGATCATCAGGCTTAATACCATGAAGAGTTAGTACCTCAGCTATTTGCTCATCTGTTTGTGCAAGTATTGTTTTACCATACTTCTGACTACCAGGTAGGAATTGAAATGGTGTATAGGACATTGACTTTCTAACAAAGGCAATGCCTGTAGTTGGAAACATAACTGCTGCACGTAATGCAGGGTATTGTTGAATCATGGCTGAGATGCTTTCACCAAACTGAGTGGTTTGGTTTAGAGCAAGTTCAGTTGCTTGTGTTGTTACCCATTCATCGCTTATACGTCCAGTCTTAGGATCAAAGATCTTATCTAAGTGTTGCTTCTGTGCGTCTCTGAGATTTGCTACATCCAGGTGTTGTCCCTTAGTGTATACATCATCCCAAGCACGAAGTTTTGACACCATCGTTGCTTGCATGTAATTTGACATTGTGTCAATGCCAATCATGGCGTTCTGTGAATAACGCATGAATTTACTTTTACTTGCTGTTCTATTTACTTGTGCCCAACGAAGCATTGCAAGCTGTCCAACCTGATCATTTTTAATAAATTCTTGTTCCATTCGATTCATAACGGCCCAAGACATCTCTTCAGTATCAAATGCATAATCTTTACGCATTATGTCACGTACAAGATCAGGGTCATTAGATGCTTTCTTAAACATATTCCAGCCTTCAGCTAAAGCTGATCCAATTACCTCACGTTGAATACCGAATGCATAGAAGCCACGTCGTACAGGTTCAAAGTCCTTTTTAAGAACACCACGTATACCAGCACCATTCATATAATCAATTGGTTTTAGAGCTAATGCAGAAATGTTACCTACAGCAGCACGGCCAGCAGAAAGACCGGAGAGTGCATTGTTATAGACAACTGACCATATACCTTTACTAAAGATTGTCTCACCATCTTTTGGAGACACAAATACTGAACCAATACTTAGTTGATCTTTAGCCCACTTTGATAGTTTAGCCATAGTATCAACATCACCATTGGTAAGTCCATAAGCCATTGTTAATGTGCGAGCAGTCTCCGGTTGATCTACTTGTAATCGTTTAAGATCAGCAATAAAAGCTTGAGCACTTTTCTTTTTAGAGTTTGCCATAGCTGTCATCTCTTGAAGAATGACTTCTGGGTTCTTTTGTAATGCAGGGACTTTTTGCTGCCACCAACCAAAGTTACGTAATGACCAACCTGCTATGTACTTAGATATTCCATATTCTTCAGTAAGAAATTGAAGTTTATCTAAGATAATATCATTAACTGCATCTTCATCTACTTGTCCTTTAAAGATTCTCATTGATTCAACATGAGTATCAATCTCTTTAGCAGTAGTTTGCATTGCCTTAGTGGACATAGCAGTAACTTCATCTCCAAGGAATTCCTTTGTAAGAATACTAATTGCACGTCCTACGTCAGGAGTAACAGCATCTGTAAGTGTATTTATTCCATAGTTACTTGAGATCTGACGTTCTGCTTTAAGATCAATGAAAGCCTTTCTTAGCTCTTCAGCATCAGGTGCCTCAAGAATTTTTGCTGTTAAATTCCATGCATTATCATTCATCTCTGCTTTAGTAAATCGAACACCGTCAACAACAGCATCAAATTTACCGGACTCACGGAATGTATCTGTGAGCTTGACTACAGCATCCCTGGAAGTTTCATCAAGACCAATACCTTTCTTCAGCATTGCATCAGTAAGCATTGGTGCAGGTACTCCAGGAGCAATAGCGCCTGATTCCATAGCTGCAATATCAGCAGCATTACGAGCTACGTTTGCACGAGGTATAGATTGACGTGGTCTAGCTGATTCATCTCCAATTAATGCTTGTACATTAGGATCAAACTCACTTAGATCAGGGTTTTCCTGAATCTTCTGAGCACCTATCTGATCAGTCTGATAATCACGTGTGGACTTCTGAGTGGATACATAGCTCTCAAGAGGATCAGCTGTTGCTGATGTACGGCCTGTATTAAAATAGGTGTTATATAAAGCTCCTGCTTCCTCCTGTAGTAAGTCACGTCTAGCTATTAGTTCAGAGACATCAGCATCTCCTGCAGCGAGAATCTCATCATCTAACTGCATGATCTCTTCGTCTAATTCCATTGTACGGAAGACGGTATCAGGATCAGGGTTCTCTCTAATCTTTACTTGTTTGAATGTTTCAGCTACTTCGTCTTTTGGTTGGAACCAATTTAAAACTGGTTTACCAGCCGAGAACATATATCCAAGAGCATCCCCAACAATTGATAGACCAGCTGTTTCAAACATCAACTTGCGTTGACGTACTTCTGGACTATCATCATCCATGACTGTAATAGCCTGTGGAATCTTTAGATTGAGCGGCCTACCAATACTCTCAAGGAAGTTATCTAAGCCACGTGCCATTCCTTCATCACGTTCTGAATAATCAGACAATGCAGTAACAGCAACATCAGTAGCAGCCGTAGCTGAGATAGCAGATAAACCTTGTACAATTTTGCCACCACCAACAGCTACAGCACCTTTAGCACCTAGTGGTCCAGCTGCCATAGTCAAGGCCATAGAAGGGACAATGACTGATGCCACATCCCTTACTGCTTGCATATTAGGATTAGAAAACTTAGTTACTTCATCCCATGCATCATCAATAGATGCAGCACCTGGTATATTTCCAATAACGTCCATGCCAAAGTCAACAAGAGCTAATTCACCTCCTACGTTGTCCATGACATTCTTGTCAGCTTCTTCCTTGGTGTCTGCAGCTACCGCACCAACACCTGCTGCAACGGCTCTACCAAAGACTGGGTTAGTCATCTTTGCAGTTTGCTGAAGAGCAGCATTGACAACAGGATTTTTAATGGCTGACTCTAGAAAACCTTCTTCCTCTTCAGCCGTCTCTGTAGGAGTAGGAGCCAAAGCTTCTTCTGATGAAGGAGGACTCTCATATTTTTCATTCAATAATCCTTCTTCTCTTAGTCCATCTACGATCTTATTGTCTGGATCATAGTTGGACATATCACGATAATCATAATTATCCATTGTTATTGAGTCCTGTTAATTGCAAAGCGACTACCATCAGGCAGTTCTAGGATTAATTTTCCATCAAATTCACCAACAAAGCGTGCTCCCTTAGATAATTTTAATTCAGTCCGAGTAGCAGATGGATACCACCATGAGTTCTTGTTTCTAGTAGGTCCAGATGACAATTGACTCAACGGTGTATTATCTACAGCTTTTACATATTGATCAAGGTATGCCGATTCAAATCCCTGTGTAGATTCATCTTGACGTGTGTTTGGATCATCTTGTCTAGAGACAGAAATATATGAATCAGGTTGAGCAACCAATGCCCTTGCTTGTGCTACAGCAGGAGACATAAAATTAGGATCAGATGATTGATTACCTGTATGAGGGATTATTGGTCTATTAAAATCAACACCCATTTTTGCTTGTATGGCAGCAACCTTGTCAGCACTAACAAGACCAGCTTCAACCATTGAATTTAATACCTCAGCATGTGTCTGTGCATTAGCGTATGAAGGGTTCTTGCTAAGGCTAGACATCATCGTTGCTACTTGTTGCAAAGGAGAGCCACCAATCAATTGAAGAGCGTCCTCAAACTTTTTCATATGATTCTCCGTTTCTTGTGGCAACGGTCTACCAGAATTGATGTATTCATTCATACGACCATTACCAGCATTATATGCACCAGCTGCAATTACAGGATCACCGAACTCCTGAATAAGTTCAGAGAAAAATTTTGCACTATAATCTACATTTGCAGCTGGATCATAACCACCTCTGTAATTAGGATGAGAGTCCTGCATAATTTGACCAAGACCCATCGCACCTGCAGATGATGTAGCGTTAGGATTACCATTAGATTCAATGAAAATCTTTGCCGCTAAAAGATTGGATGGTATTCCATATTTAGCAGATGATTTTTCAATCAAAGATTGCCATCTTTTTAATGGTGCTGGATAACTACTCTTATTAAATTCCACTGCACCTTCATCATAAAGAAGACCAAGTAATGCAGGTGATTTGAACTTTGCTGCTCTTGCTACTCCGATAGCATCTCCTCTTGAGTAGACAGTTGCAGGTGAGTTACCGCTACCTACAATGGCAGCATTAACGCGATATTGAGTTGGTGCCTTAAGGAGAGACTGTAGCCTTGGATTAGGTACTGATCTTTCACTTAGCAAGTCATAACTACCCGGTTGTATTTCTGCGTCCATCTTCGCAGCTTTCAGTTGTGCATTTAGCACCTGATAGGGTTTAAGATTTTGTTGCTTGGCTACATTTAAAACCCAAGGACTGTAAGTAACACGACGTCCATTTAGAACATCATCCTTGACATCTTGAATATAGGTTGCACCAAGGTATAGATTGGTTTCTAAAACTTGTGGGTTATTAGCAATGGCTTTTAATTGATTGTTAACATTATCTCGTTGAAAGGTTGATCCTCCAACACTAAAGTTCTCAAAGTAAGCCTGTGTACCCTTTGCTTCATCTGATGGAACTACATAAAAAGTGTTGCCAGGCTTAAGATAACCCATGATGTCATTAAGCGCATCGGACCTAGCTCTTTGTTGTGCTTGTTCAATTGTAAGTTTTGGGTCATTAACGTAATCTTGAAATGTTTTCATGTACAAAGATCCAGCTGTTGTTACAGCCCAATCAATGCTATGGTGATCAATAGTTGTAGTACTTTCACTACCTAATGCTTTTTTAAATAGCTTTCTTGCCTGTGACTCAAAATCACTACGGCTATAGCCTTCACCTGGTTTAGCTCCAGAAACAATCATAAAAGATGCAAGCTCTTTTTTTTGAGCATCATTTAACCAGGCTTCATTTTGTTGAAGTTCAAGGTTAGAAAGATCACCTTCTTCTGCTTTTGTCTTAAGATCTAAATAAGCAGTTTCCTTATTAATCTTATCTACTGCACCTGGATCATATGCACCTACTAAATCTATAGCTGCTCGATAAACCAAAGGGTCATCCCTATAACTTTCAGCAATCTTGGATCTAATATCAGTAAATTCTCTCTGATCAAATCTACCATCATTTGATAAAGCAGCATCAACCAAAGCATTAACTTCTTCAGTCATACGAGATTTGTTTGTCTGCTGTCTGACAGACTCCTGGTTTCTACTTCTTTGTTCAAAGCTTTCTCTTAAAGCCAATGCTTGAGCATTACCATTCTCTGCCAGTTGAGCAACAGTAACTTCATTACCATCATCTAGAACAAGTGTTTGACCTAAGATCTGTTGCTCTACCTCATCAATATTAGAATCAAATGCACCAAGTTCGAGCATTGATTGGATTCTAGGAAAGACAACACTATCCCTATAAATACCAGGTTGTTTACCAGATGCAACAGCTTCGCTACTAATAATAGTAGATAGAGCAAAAGGATCTTCAGTATTTAAACCTACAATAATCTTGGAATTAAGTGTATTATTCTGTCTCGTTTTAAGTTCTGCAGCAGCACGTTCGTTTTGCTGAAGTGCAATTCTATTAAGATACCTTCTCTCTGTATCTCGTGCGATGTCATAATAATACTTTCGCATGAATGCTTGGTTAGCATCCGCACCCGCTAAAGCATTACCTATAGAATTAGTAACTAATCTAATAGCTTGAGCACCGTATTCAATACCCTTTTGCTCAGCTTCAGCTAGTGTCATTCTTACAGTATTACCAGTTATTGGGTCAGTAATAGGTAAGGTATAACCGCTTGCTTTAAATTGCTCAAAAATTAAAGGTAGATTTTTGGCGGTAGATGAAGCATTAAGTTGTCTACCAAGAACACTATAAGTTGGGCCGTTTAACGCTTTATCTAATTTCTCAGCTTCTGCAGCTTTACCTGAATCAAGCATTCCATTTACAACACTTGACGCATTAGCAGTTGCAAGTTCTTGTTGGTTTTCTGCATACTGTAGTGAAGCACCTTGAGCCAACTTAGCAATTGGGTTCAGGTTCTCGAATGCTTGTTGATCTTTTGCTGCTTGCGTTTCATCCTTTTTCTTTTGCTGTTCTGCAAAATACTCACCAGCTTTCTCCGCTGCAGCACTAGAAATATCTGCTAATGCAGTGTACATAGCAGCTTGGTTAGCTGCCTGATTAGTGGCATTAGCTTGTTTCTGTTTATTGTTTCGCTCTACAGCATCTTGTTGCTGTTTCTTTAATGAGTTTTCATAATCAAAGTTACGTCTACGATTCTCACGTTCAGCAGCAAGCTTTTCGCGCATCACCTCAAGGTAACTTTGATTTTGTCGATCTAACTGTTGTTGATAATTTTGTTCATTAATACTCCTCGCCCTTTGTTCTTCCAGAATCTTTCTGGCTCTGTCAGGGAAAGGAGTTTGTTGAAATCTCCCGTAGGAGCCAAATGATTGGAATGCCATAAGCTTTGAATTAATTACTAACTAAAATCGATACTTGCTAATTTCCCTATACCTGTTGCGGCTGCACCAAGCATATTGGAGGTATTTGCTACACCTTTAATAGGCTTAGGTGCTGCTACAGGAGCCATAGGATCTTGGAAGAATGTACGTGGATAACTGATAGGTTTGGGTGGCTTAGGAGCCCTCTCAGGCTCAGGTAGACGCTGTTTATCAGCTGTGAGGTTTGCTGAGTATTCATCGATTGCAATACCCCTCATATTAGCGTTAGCAGCTTTCCTAGCGGACTGTTTAGAAGACTTATATTCGTTCTTTCTAAGTTCCGTATTGAATGTATTGATCTTGCTTGCATTAGCAATTTCCTCATTACCAATATTCCATTGAGCTTTAACATCTTTGTAATCATTAGCAGCCATCGTCTCAGCTGTCTTAAAGTCCTCAGTAGCAGCTGTACGCTGATTTTTAATACTACTATCATCAATACCAAGCTTCCGTAAATTAGCATTTAATGATGCCATTAAGCGTTGGTTATTTTGATTTAACTTATTATTATTTAAATTAAACTCATATTTTACTTGCTTTTTCTTTTGGGTATTATAACTATTTTTCAGATCTCTAGTTGCATCTGTTTGCCGTATAGAACGATCCTTATCAAGAAGTGCTCTTGCTAGATTCTCATTTTGATCCTCGATCTTACGATCTCTATCCAGTAACTGCTGTGCCTCTAAACGTTTATTCTGATCAATAGTACTATCTTGTTCAGTCTTACGTTGAGTGCTCTGAGCATCTAGCTGTTTATTACGCAAAGTCTCTTCATCCTTTGCCATCGTTACTTGTTCTGCAAATATTTTATCTAAACTAGTTTTTCGACTGTCAGTCCTAGTATCAGTATCCTTTGATTGTTTAGTCTCTCGTTCATAATCAATCTCTCTCCGTTCTTCAATCTCAGTAACATCGCCTTTTTTTCGTGTAGTTGATGCTTCAAATAATTTTTTCAGTTCTCCTGCTCTAGCAGACTTACCTTCCAAATTAAGCTTCTGCTGATCAAAAAGTTTTGTACCACGCAAGATAGAATCAGCTAGCTGTGCTTGTTGTCTACCAGCTGCAGCAAGCACCGTAGCGATAGTACGTGCAGCAGAAGCACCACGCCTTCCTTGTGCAGAAAGATTGCCCTCTGCTTCAAGTGCAGCAAGCCTTGCTCCCTCTTGCTCAAATCTACGAGCCGACATATCTGTATCATGTTGGATCTTTAATGTTTTAAGATCACCAGATAAATTCTCAATATTAGTATCTTGTTCAAATAATTGATACCGTTCTTGATCAGTTAAATCATCAATAGATTGAGCAAACTCTACCTGCTGAGTACTGAAAAGATCTTCTAAATCAAGTCGGGTATCAGTTTGTCTAGCCTTGCGTTCAATAGTATCTAATGCTACATTCTGTTTTTCAGCTTTGATAGACAACTCAGTCTTTGATCTATTTAATGTATTAATTTTTTTAGCCTGATCATTATTTAGCTTACTAGCATCATATTTAAGTTCAGCATTTTCATTACTAAAATCATTTTGTAGTTGCTGGTTTGCATATACTGACCTTAACTCATCTTGATTTTGACCAACAAGAAGTTTAGCGTCACCATAGGTATCTTCTGCATTCTCATTAGCTTGACTTGCAGCTAAAACATTTAAACTGGTATCAAATGTTAAAGCATTGTTTTGTCGGATTCTAGCTAGTTCGTTAATATTTTTGTCATTTGTTAGTTCTCTGCCTGCAATATTTTTCAGACTGGTTGCTTCTCTTCTACTGCTATCAGTATAATCCTGCTGTCTGTTAAGTTGCCGTGTAGTTTGATCAAACTGCCTATTATTTATTTGTTTAGCTAAATTTAAATCCCTTCTACCAGATTTAGCTGCTACATTGTTTGTTTTTTGCTTAATGTTTAAGCCAAGAGCTGCTTGTAATTCCTGTACCTTTTGCCCCTGATTAGCATAATCTAATGAGGTAAGGTTTTCGGATAATTTATTTTGAGTTTGCAGCTCTGCATTAGTCCTGATACGTGAATTTAAATCTTTATAGTCTGCATAGTCTTTCTCTGATTGTGTATATGCATTTTTCTGAGCTAAGAAGTTATCCCTACGTTGCTCCATTTGAGCAGTGTAGTTCTGTTTATCTAATGTTTCTCGATACCTTAACTCATTCTCATTATTAGCACGAGCTATATTTACTTCGTTTTGATTGAAGATATACTGATCTTGTGCACGAGCAGCATCATACTTATATTTTTCCTTATCATATTTATACTGCTCTTCTACAGCTTGTTTATTAGCAGAGTCCTGTTGACCACCTGCTGCCATACCAATAGCAGTACTTGCTGCTGTTGCTATAAGCGGTACTACCCATGCTGCCATAATTAAGTCCTCCTAAAATATCGTGGGTTATAGTTTCCTTCCCAATCCATACGCATCAATGATGAAGGAAAAGGTGTATCACTAAAAATAGTTAAATTGAAAAATTCATTTCTCATATGTAAAGGTAAGTCAAATGTGACTTCATCGTAGACAGGTAATGAGTTGGCAGGATAAAACTGTGGATTAAGTACCGCGTAATTAGCATCATAAGATGAATAACCACTTATTTTAAAGGTAACTAGTCCAGTAGATGCAAAGGAAAATTTGTATCTAGAGATCACTAATGATGCAGTGAAGTCAGCAATACCATTCTGATTTCTAAAGTATGTAGTGGGTAGCTTTAGCTCCATATCATACTTATATCCAAGTACTATCTTATTAGCAACAGTGGTTAGATCTCCCTCTACAATAAAGTTTGTTCCAGTAACAGTTGCATCAAAGTAAGTACCTGCTTGTGTTGATACAGTAGAACTAGAACCACTAGCCGATTCAGATAGAATGACAATAGGTTTATATGTATCACCAGCTAAAGCAGGATAATTAGTAGGTAATGGAATCGTTGTTTTATTAGTAGGTATATCGTATGTAGGAGTGCTAGTGCTATTTGTCCATAGATCAATATTAGGACCAATACCTACGACAGGGTGTATTGTTGGATTAGGGTTAACAACACTTGTCAACAAGTCACCATCAGGATCTTTGTTAAGAGACATCCTAATGATAGCGATCTTGTTGTCAGTCAATTCAATGACTGCATACATATTATCAGTAAAGAAATTAAAGGTTAGTACCTTACCTAAGAAGTACCACCTAAACCAAGACTGTAGTGCTCTCTGTCCATTCTGTAAAAACTGTCTATAGAACCAAACGTAGTTTTCATCCTTAGACGAAAGACCAATTAATTGATTCTGTGTATTAGATCTAACATTGTTAATTGTGCTAGGAACATACTCTTGCACAATCTTACTAACTTCTTCTACAATCGGTGTCTCTTCTGTGCCTCTATTCATCATTCTAAAGACACGTGTATATCGTGGTGTCTTAGAGGTAAAATAGATTTCATCTCCTAATTCAACAACAGGAATAATGCTATCTACTTCATATGTAGATACGCTTTTAACTTCTGCTGTCAGTGGAGATAGAGTTCCTTGCTCTGCGTAGAGAAAGAACTGCTCACCATTACCAAAGAGAACAAGTCCAGCACGGGATGGCTGTACAGAATATAAAGACACAGCACGAACACTTGCTGCATTTAAATCAATAGGATCAGAGGCAATAGAGATCTGTGCAGACTTGCTAAAGAAATTAATATCTTGTGCAAGTGCATTCGTATATTCAGGACGAAGACTAGCAGATAGAATTACATTGTCTTGTGATAAAAATCCTACTCTATTAAAGTAAAAGAATACATCTTGAATAGTTGTGCCAACAAAACTTGGTTGTGGCATTGTAGTGTCATCACCAGCCAATCGATCACTATAGTTAGCTTCTTTTACAACAAATGTATTTTCAGCTGTATTACTGATCGAGTGTGGAGCTGTCCAGTTATTAAAACCATCAGAGATACCAGGCTTAGCAACTTCAACCCATGAAGTACCATCCCATTTCAAGTAATAATCATCTTTTTCTGTATTCTCAGAGTTCTTAATCTGAGCAATATCATTAACTGAAGGAGAAGTAGGTAAATTAGCAAAATTAGAATATGATGTTGGTGTTGTGCCTGGAGTGTTTGTTGTGCTTGCAGTTACTGTAGAAGTTCTGTTTAGAAGAGTTGAAGTCTTATCAATAGTAATGATCTTATAATCATCTGTATTGGCACTAGTAAGATAATCTCTAGTAGTATTTGTATTAGGTGAGACTAAACTACCGGGACCAGAACTAGCTTCATAAGTTACTGAGCATTCAACACCTGTTGTACTATTCCAGATTCTTACTTCACCTAATGTTGTTAAGGTAGTGCCACTATATGCAGCAGGTACTACACAGCCAAAGTATGCAGGCTGGTTATCTTTAATAATAGAAAACCAATAAGCACCAGTTAAAGTAGAAGCATCAACCACCACTGATGACGTATCTACAATAATATTTTCTAACTTTCCTCCAGGTCGTTTCTGAAGACCGAATGTAGAGTCTGGGTATCCATTCTTAATTTCAGTTAGATAACCTGGTCGCATAGCGACATCAGGTTCTTGGGACACACCAGCTATATATGAGGGTATAGATTGTGTTACTGCTGACATTATCGCCTCAATGCATTCATAGGTTCATAGCTTGTATAGAACTGACCTTCTTGATTATAACCAAAGAAGGATCTCTCTACTTGCTGGGTGTCATATTCAAGAGCGTATGCACGACACATAATCTCTTGACTTTCTAGAAGTGAAGATATTTCTTGTGAACCAACAGTACGTTGTGCAAAGATTTTTGATGCACGAGCAATGATGTAGCTCTGTACAGGTACTGGTATAGCAACAAATTCGTGATACCACAATATATCAACGTAGATTGGATATGACCATTCAAAAGTATGGTGAATCATGTCATAGAGTTTTCTCTGTACATCACCAGTATTTTTTGTACGTACAGTTGCACGATAGTATTTATTGTTAGGAGATTCAGCCGTGTTGAGAGCTATCTGTAGCATCTCATCTGTAACGTTAACTTCTTTATTACTATCAGGAGTAAGAAGTACATGATATTCCCTATTGAAAGTCCATCCTTCTGCCTGCACATCCCTTGATACCTGACTAAGGGTATCGTTGGCGATCGCAACGTCCGGGTTGGATAGATTAAGGGAGGTGACTGGAGCTTGCCCAACGCTTTCTAGTATTTGATTTATAGCTTGTAGTTCGCGTTGACTTTTATTTAGACCAGATTGCGTCATGAGATATATTCTCAATAAGGATAAAAAAAAGGGAGCCGTAGCTCCCCTGTTATTACGACCGGTCCCGAGCGGGAGAGTCGCATTCGCTTTGATGATATGTGAAACGAAGATTCTTAGTCTCACTGTATACAGTTGAAGCAGATACAGCAGAGCCGTATCCCTTTTCAGTCTTAGCTACAGAAGTACGCATGGCAGTATTACCACCAGACACACCAGCTGTAGAGCCGGAGACACCATTGTCACCAGCAGCAGTTGTTGGATTAGCCATTTATTAAAGGGTTGTAGCGTTTACACCTGCACCACCCCAACAAGCTACGGTCGAAGTACTTCCATCAGCAGCAGTACCAGATAGGCGACCGTATTCTTGAGGGGTAGGAGGATTCATAGTCAAAGATGCAACTGTGCCAACAACGCGGCCAGCAGTAGTTGTATCTTTCCGGGTCACACCAGGAATCAAAGACATTATGAATTCCTCCTTTTATCAGGCTTCTGCTCGCAGCTCAATGGCGCAAGCAGGATTCAAAGTACCGACACCCATAGCCATACGACCAACGATGATGTCACCTTGGTACATGGTCTTAACGTCAGAACCAGTGGTTTGGACTTGTGGTCCAATACCTTCAACGACACCAGCAGCATCCTTCATGTAGATAAGTCCACAGGAAGTACGGAAGTCACCGGAGTAGTCATTGTTCTCACCGTTAACACGAGTGATGTGACCAGCAGCTCCACCTGTTCCAGCACCAGTCACCATGAATGGCAGGTTGTTAGAACGCTTGATAGAGATCCCGGCGATCTCATAGAGACCATCACCTGAGTTCAGGTTGCCTTGGTTGTTGCCGTAGTCACGGTTAAGGATGTTGCTATCGACTTGAGAGACGAGAGCGTAGTACTGACGTGGAGAAAGCACAGCAGTGCGTCCATCACGAGGTACATTCTTTTCATCCAAAATACTCGCGGCTTCAAAGAAGCTATCTACGAGTGCTTGTGCATTGTACTGATTGTTAGCACCAAGCTTGATGACAGAACCACCGGGCTCAGGGCCAGGAGCAGCAGTCACAGGATGTGCTTCACGTGCAGCAAGTGCAATAGTACGGAAGACTTTCTTGTCATATGCTTCAGCAAGAGCATGTCCAATCTTCTTGGAGATCTCAGAACGAAGCGAGTAGTGAGCAAGAGTCTCATCAAGGTCATAAACAAACGCTGAAGAAATCAGCAGGTCATCCATGATGATGGTTTTCTCAGCCACTGGAGGATCACCACTACCAAGAATCGGAGTTCCAGGGGTGTGGTAATCAGCCGTCATACGGCCAGTGAAGATGAACTGCAGAGACTTTCCATTACGGAGAGTACGGTTCTGAACAGTTCCTTTAGCGATACAGGCAGACTCATAAGCCTTGAACATCTCGCCACTAAACAGTTTGAGATACAGGGCATATTTATCACCTGCTGCACCAGACCCATCAGGATAACCTTGGGACAGACCTAGTTGAGGATTGGAGTTAATACTTCCAATCGGAGTTGGGGTACTATTAGGAGGAGTACCAGCAGTAGCAGTCATTGTTTTAAAGAGGTTGTTATGTACGTATTCCTCTGACGTCAGAAGTATTTAATTTGTATCGTGGTCTATCCCACCGTCTAGACGGCTAGAGGTATCCGCTTACGGGCTCTAACCAATAGTAATGGGAGGACTCGAACCTCCCTGTAAGCCTATTAATTACTTATGAAGCTACGACTTCTTCAGCCATATCAGTCGTGCCATCAGCTTTCTTGCCTGACATAACCTTACATTGTGCTAGACGTTGTGCTGTAGTTCCAGCTTCAGGACTATCACCGTAACCAGTTGTGGTTTGGAACCACTGGTCACCAGTTGTCTTTACAACGTACTGTACTTTTGAAATAGATCTGTTGCTAGGGTTATATCCCATGATTAAAAATTAGAAGTTGTACTTGATTCCAGCTTTAAAGCTAGAGCTTACTTTGTCTCCAGTAAGGAATGCATACTCTGTATAAAGATTGGCCTTCTCAGTTACCTGATAAGCAGCACCGACTTTACCGGAGAATTCAACATTGCTATCCTCTCCAGATGGAGACACAATGGCTGGTCCAGCTTGGAAGTAATAGCTACCATCTTCACCAATTTTATTTTCATAGCCACCATGCGTCTCAGTCACAGTGGACTGATGATCATGACCAAGCTTTGAGGAATTGGTTTCAATGTTTGCGTATGGACCAGCGATTGCTGGACCGGAGACTGATGCGAGGAGGATACCGGCAGCAAAAATAGTTTTCATAATAATTGTTAGTTGTTAAAAATTGATTGGTGAGCGTCCTAGTTTTTCCATCACTTCTGCACGGTATGCAGGGTCAGCGTCATACTTAGGATCAGACATTGCACGTACTAGTGCTGCCTGACTTTTAAATACATCACCTTTATCAGAACGTGGTGCTCTACCTTTTAGGATTTCACCTTCTATCCCTTCAGAATTACCATACCGTTGTGCAAGTGATTGCACTGCAAAGAAACATGCAGCCCGATCTCCACTCTGCATAACTTGATCATAGAGGGAGACTTCTTCTTTGTTAAATGCTGTACTAGCCCACTTCAACATGTCATTGTATTTAGTCTCACCACCTACCATGTCTTTAAGACTATTGGCATCGGCTTCACTCATACCTTGTGATTCAGGTTGTTGGTCAGCTTTGTATCTCATATCTAAATAAGCTTGAGCCAACTCTGTAGGACTCTTGCTTTTTAATTTTTCAATAATCTCAGCAGAGTATTCTTCAGAATCAGACTGAGCTTCGTTCCAAAGTTCATCAAAGAAATCGTTTTCAGTTTCTGCTTCAGGCTCAGCTTGTGCTTCAGGCTCAGCTTTATCTTCAGCTGTAGCAGGTTCTTTACCTAGTTTACTTTGTAGTTCGATGTATGCTTTTTCAAGTTCCTCAGCATCCTTATACTTTCCAGCTAGGAGCTGAGCTTCTTCCTGCTGCATCTTCTCACCAACAGCCAAAGACTCTTGTTCTTCAGCTGTCAGTTCGCCAGTACTTTCACTGGCGTCATACGTCATTGTTGCCATTTGCGCTAATTACTTTTAAGTTACCAAGACCAACCGACTCAACATAATTGGGTGATTTGCCAATGGTGGGTTTACCAATCTTTGGTCGGTTGGCGTATTTGTTTGGGTTGCCTGCAATGCCAGGTGAACGTTCTTCATCTGGCGGTAGTTCTTGACGTTTTTGTGAACGCTTTTTAACTGCAGGTTTATTCGGTTGTTTAGTTTCTTCTGTCATATCAGTAATTAAATTTGTTGAGCAGCGTTTGCTTGAGCTTGTTGATCGACAGCAGCAAATGAACTTGCTTGCTTAGCCATCTCCATATCTAAAGCATTATTTTGCTGAGCGTTTTGTTCAGCTGCCAACTCATCTTTTGTCTTGACAAGGTTAAGATAATCAATACCCTGTGCTGCTGCATACCTTTTGATTAGCTCATCACTATTAATGTATTGAGCAATTGCTTCAGGCCCAACAGTCTGAGCTATAGTAGTCATGAACTGTGTTAATGCATCACTATCTTGTCCACGTCCAATTGCATTAATTCCTGCCACAATAGTTGGCTTGACTAAGTCTTTAGGAAGACGTGGTATCTCATTAGATTTTTGTAATGCACTCATCTTTCTACTAAGATAAGGTACTAGGAACTCAACAGTTAAAAGACTGAATAGTCCACCTAGTGATTGCTCCAATTCAAGTTGAGTAAGTCGTACTTCTTCAGCTGTTGTTCGCTCACTGTTTCGTACTTGCAAGATAAGGAATGCGTCTCCTAGTCTCTTCTCTAGGTTTTGCATCATTGCTTGGGCAGTCTGGAAGTCAGCTGTTTTACCAACTTGAATTACGCCAATGTCATCAGGTCTACCCTGGACAATGGCACCGTTACCAGCCTGCGCCAGAGTCTGTGGTTTTGTAGTGCTACTAGGAGATACAACAAAGACCACCTTTGCAGCTGCTGCAGAGCCTTCTACAATTGCCTGAGAGAGTGCTTCAAGAGACTTGAGATCTCCCATGTACTCCTCTACTCTGCCTCTACCGTAAGGCTCCTGATCCACAGTATTAAATCTTAGACAAATCCAAGGATTGGTTTCTAATGGTGCTTTACCAAAAGATTTTTCTAGTACATAGTCCATCGATTCTTGGTACCATACAAAGCGATTATTATCACGCTTTACATGTGTATAGACATCGACATCTTCATGCCTACTAGATGACTCACCATCATCCCCAACGGGATTCATCTGTCTAGCTGCTTCTTTAGGAAGACGTGGTTCTACAAGACTACGATGAACTCGTTCTCTTGTGACAATTTCAATGACATTACCACTGCCATCTCTATCTACAACGTACCTATTCAGTGGATAAATTTTGAGCTGATCCTTATCCATGAAGATCAATGCATTACCAGAGACAACAAGATGCTTCATTGCTTGGTGAACAATGACTCTGTCATCTGATGCAGAGATCATTTCATTAATAGTTCTCTCAATCTTTGAGAAACTTAGATCAATATCAGATCGGACACTTGCATCAATCTTTTGCTCTAAGAGCTTAGCTTCATCAAGTTGTAGCTTAAAGAAACTAGTTTGAGGTGGCATTAATGCAAGCATCAATTTGGAAGCAAGTGTAGATACACCACGTGCACCAACTGCTTGCCATGGAGTCTTTAATTGACTACGACTTTTAGTACCGTCCTCATCATCCTGACGAATAAGATAAGGAATAGTGAGACGTGCTGCTTCCAATGCAGTCTGTAGATATTGATCACGAAATGATCTAAGATAATCGTAACGTGCTTTTGCTTTTTCCATTACTTCTTCTTATTTTTTTTGAGGAAAACACCTTTTGCTTTAGAAGTAGATGGGACCCCAAATGATCCCTTCTTTGCTGGCTTAGGTAGGACATCCTTAAATGAAGTCTTCTCCTTCTCTTTAGAAAACTGCTTAGCGGCTTTAATCGGATTAAAGTTCTTCTCCTTCTCTTTAGAGAACTGCTTAGCGGCTTTAATCGGATTAAAGTTTTTTTCTGCTTGCTCTTTTGTCAGAGTAACACCTTCAGCTTTAGTAGTAGATGGGAAAGCAAAGGGTCGCTCTGTGAATGCTGGCTTTGGAAGGACATCTTCAAATGCAGAATCCTTATTTTTAATTGGTTTATAGTTTTGACCTGATGGTCCTAGCTTTTCTGATTGAAGTGTTATCTTTTTCTGGATTTTATCAGGTATCATATCAAAGGTCATATTAGAATCAAACTTTGATGCCTTATCCATTAATCTAGTTAAACTTTTATTAGCCTTGTTAGTCGCCTTGTTAAGCCCCTCAAGTTTTGGTGCAGTACTACCAATTCCTTTTAGTAATCCTTTTTTAAAATTAAGCGTAGGAGAAGGTAATGCATTTGCTTTTATTTCATCCACCTCAGCTTGGATCTTACCAAGTCCATACCTTTTATCAATATCACTTGTATCAATACGTTCAGGTTTATATAGTGTACCTTCTAATTCTTTCTCGCTAAGTAATTTAATAGAACCTTTATACTTGTTGTCTTCTTTTTCTTTCTTTTCTTTTTCAGCTACTGGAGGACCATACTTAGGATTACTATAAGCTTTAGTTAGTGACTCTTTATCAGGCTTTCCAGCAATTCCAGCAATGCCTAGTTTTTCACCACCTTTCTTTTTATAATTCTTTTTAAACTTTTTCCAAAAGCCTTTCTCATCTGAGAGTCTAGTTTCGGTTCCTTGATTACCATTCTTGACAGACCCTGTCTGGTATATGGTTTTAAATCCTCTACCTAGTTTTTGGAGTTCTTCTGCAGATATAAAATTATCCTTAGAGTACTCTGTAAATTGCCTATTAAATGAGCCCATTGTTAATCATCCATTCGTTGTACTAACCACTCAACAACAGAACGTTGACCAGAGCGGTACATAATCTTTTCAATTGTGTCATCAGGACTAGGTGTAAGTGGTGGAAAATTATCATCTAACTCTTTGACCATGGCACGTGTTTCCATGCCAAGGGCTTCAAGCATATTTAGTTTTTGCATGGCAAGCTTGACAGGTTACTTCTGTGATTGGATAGTTAGCATTGATCTTTACATCTTTGTGGCAGGCTTTACATTGCAATATCTTTATGGCATCAAGCATAACGAGGAAGATTTACATTGCTATGTTCAAAAAAGCTAGGCATTCTTGCTGCTTTGGTTGCAGCTAATTCTGGAGCTTTGCCTTCATACATAAGTCGATCACTAGAATCGAGCCAAAATTTTTTATCCAGAAATTTATCGGAGCTTCTACCTAGTGGTTGCATCACCCAATTGATAGTAGCCTTGCGTAGCTTATCCAATGAAGGACTACTAACAAGGTTTAGTTCTCTACATACAATTGAATTAGTTGCTACGTGAATCTGTTCGTCCCGACTGATATCGGCACTACAGTTTCTCATCCCAGCGTCACCACAAAAACGAAAGAAGGGTAAGAGAACAAAGAATATTGCACGTTCGGCAACCATCGCCTTGAGGATCGTGTGATCAGGATGCGATGTCCAAGCATCTCGTAGCCGTAACGCTTCTTGCTCAAACTTTTCATCAACTCCGTAAGCATCGGCAACATAACCCAATGCGATGTCATGGTTGATTTCGTCTTGGATGTTCGATTCCAGTAAAGTTTTTGCTCCACTTGGTACGTCGGTTTTAATTGCATCACGGATAAAATCTCCCACAGGTAGTTCCATGTGTCGCAATGCAAGTGCACGGAGGACAGTTTCCTCCGCACCCTCTTTGCATGTACCAGCAGTAGGTTTGACTGGTGTCCATTTGCGCTTCCGCGCTAGTAGTTTTTCGTATGGGTTCATTCTTGACAGTCACATTGAGGTTCATCATTTATAATTGAGTCCAGGTAATCATCAACATCGACATCTGCAAGTGCTGCGTAAGCATCGGTCTTATCCTGAACGTCTCCCATTACCTGTAAAGAATAATAGAGAGAGGTTTGTGGAGACTTAAGCCACTCCTCAATAAAGTCGTCATTCATCTCAGCCATATCTGACCACCAATTGAATGAGTACCCGTGAAGAAGTCCACTACGTTTATAGAGTTGCATCATTCCATCTGCAACTCGTTTGTAATTATCCCATCCAACTTCTGATGCAATTTCTACATCACCATAGTTAAATGTTTCGACTCCAAAAGTTCCAGAGTCACGGTCAACAGTACGTCCAATAGGTGGTGCAATCTCAGGGGTACAGGTGAAGCCATCTAAGTCCCGTGAGCGGTAGCTACAAGACGCTGTGGGAGCGATAGCAAACGCTCTGACCATCTTATATTCACGAGCAATTTTCGATGCTTCCTTGATGCCAATATCAATCTGTTGTACTAAGGAGTAAGCGGCAGTAGCTTTGGGTGTATTACTGAGATACTGCTCAATAGCCCTTCCGAATTGGTCGTAAGTGATGCCATACCTACGTAAGAGGTTTGCGAGACCCAATACTCCAAGTCCAACCTGTCTATCGATGGAAGGATCGAGGTATTCGCCAGTCTCTCCAACACCTGTTCGTGCATGTAACTCACAAAGTTCTTGCATCCCCTCAACGTAAGCCTTGGGGATGTCATCGAAAGTACAGGCTCCGTAATTAATGTGCTGCAACAGACAAGTTCCCCTTGAAGGGAGTAGTACTTCGAGGCAGACATTACCTCGAATTCGTTTAGTTCCTTCATAGAATACTTTCATCAGCCAGATGTCACCGGCTTTAATTCCTTTAATTAGTTTTTGACGGACAACAATGTCCATCTCCTCCCACCACTCATCTGTTATATTGACGCAACGTTTTGCCCAAGGTAATACTTCTCTTGGAGTCTCAATAAACTCTTCGATGTCTTTATGATTTGCATCTAAGTGGAGAACTATTGCGCCGTTTTTATATTTTCCACCCCTCCTGAGAGTTTCGTTAAGAGTCGAATAGATTCGTCCAAATGATACAGGACCACTCGCAATGACGCCAGAGTCTCTCTCGAAGCCTCGTGGGTCAAGTTCTGATAGATGGATTGCAACTCCTGCTCCTCGACGTAAAGCGTGGCTCGCAAATCTCCAAGAGGCTTCAATTCCGTTAGTCCCTTCAAGTTCGTTTTCAACATTCATAACGGTGCACGACACCGGGAGACGACCAGATGGATCATCAATCCATGCCTGAACACGTCCAGTTCTAGAAATTAATTCACTCATTTAACTAAGTCTTGTAAGTTTGGCGGTTGATAATTTGGTCCTTTTAACACCTTCCCATCTGCTCTACGGATCGGCTTATTATCTAGACCTAGTTTTGAAAGATTTGATTGATGAACACGGTATAGTGCTTCTTCTAAATCCCATTCCATGTTTTCTGAATATTGAAAGCAGACATAAACAAGATCAGCTAGTTCTTTAAGTTCATTTTCATAGCCTTCTTCAGTAGCTGCATACATAAATTCTTTGAACTCTTCAACGATCAAATCCCGTTGCATAGTTCGGTTCTCCTTCATATTCTGGATCCCATACGCTGTACGGAACTGTGTGGCTTGGTCTGACAGGTTCCTGGCAGGTGGTGGTGTGTTGTAATTCATTCTTAAGATAGTGGATAGCTTTTTTGATGTCTTCAGTTTTCGTTGAAGCATCTTTGTAACCGGCTCGGCAAACATATTTAATAACATTGCCTAGATGATAATTAAGTCCTTGATCTCGTATGAAATCCCATACCTCTATTGATCCTCGGGTGTAGTGACTGGGAGATTCCATTGTGCTAGTAATTGACTGATGTTGTTTGTAAGAATAAAGTTTGTCTTCTGTAATTGAAGAAATAAAGGAATCATATCTTCTGCTGGACACTTTTTTAATAGATCTTCCATTCTTTTTAGTTTGAACTCTTGCTCAAGAGTAATATCAGTTACTGGCATCGGAGGGAGTCCATAGGATGGGTCTAGATTGTTCTGTGTCATAGTCATCAGCTGTAAGTATCTTTGCTAATCTTGCATTCCTAAGTGCATCTTCTTCTGTTAGACCTTTTAATAAAAACGCTTTGACAACACTATTCCAAGTGTAACCATTATCGCCAAAAAATTTTGCCGAAGTTTTTACACCGAACCCTGGAGCACCGGCATAACCATCTGTTTGATCGCCTGATAATGTTTGAATCAAGAACCATTCCCAACCATCTTTTTTGGTGATTGTGAACATTTCTTTCATATCATACAAGGATCCTGGTATTTGTTTCATGTCTTTATCTGGTGAAACTATGGTGCAGTCATCATTCGATGTTGCATAAATACCCATAGCATCATCAGCTTCAAGTGAGGGCATACGTATAACCTCATACTCGTCATGTAAAGCATGAATTACTCTTTTGTATCCACAGGGCTTCTTGCGATTTCTATGACCCTTGTAGTCATTGAATACCAGTTTCCTAAAGTTAGTAGAGTCACTAAAGAAAAGAATGACATCAGGATCGAGGAACTCTGATTTAATACGATTGATTTCTCTAATAGTGTTTGCATAGGCTTCTGAAAACTGACTTCCTACTAGGATTACATCATCACCAAAATCAATATCGTACTCTGCGCTAGCACAGTTCTTATAGACGATATAGTCGGCATCAATTAGTAGCTTTGTCATCCTTGACCCCTACTTAATTTTCGATTCCCTTTTGGCTTAGATAGCTTTCCTTGACCTTGTGTTGTTTTCTTTTTTGTAGATTTAATTTCTTTATTTTTCTTTGAGTAAAGCATTAGTGGGTTTCTGACCAGTTTTTTCCGATTGTTGCTTCAGCGTCGATACGACACCTGATGTTGTAGTACTCACCAGCTTCTGTACTGCTAAGTACCAAGGATGAACATAAGTCTTTTGCATGTTTAGGGTCTACTTCAAACTGCAATTCATCATGAATGAATGCCAGTTGTGAGCAGCATAAGTTTAATTGTTTAATGTGATCTTGGTTAATCACCATCCAGCGTTTTGCTACGCAGCCAGCACCACTTTGCAAAAGGTAGTTCAGCGATTTATGAGGTGAATTAACTGCAATTTTTCTTCCATCGATAGATCGAATAAATCCTTTTGACGAAGCTTTCTTAATTGCCTCGAGGAGGTCTCCCAATCCTTCAACCGCTTCGATGTATGCAGCACGAATCTCTTCACCTTTTCTTTTAGCATTTGCAGAGGTGAGTTGTTTGTCATAGGAATGTCCGATCTTCTCATCACCTGCTCCATATAGGAACGCATAGGTGACCGTTTTAACTAGCTTCCGGGTGATACCAATCTTGTCAGCGTTGACTTGATGGATGTCTCCATTGAGGAGGATTTCTGCATATCTGCCTCCATCGAACCGAGCCAGATAGTGGCTAAGCATCCGAAGCTCAATGCCAGAAAGATCAGCGCCAACCATACATAAGCCTGGGCTTGGTATAAAGAGTTCTCTAAATCTTGAGTCTGCTGGACATTGCGCGAGGTTTGGAGATCTGTGAGCACAACGGTGTGTATTTGTTGTAACGCTGCAGTGATGATGTATTCGGTCATTCGTAACAAGCTTTAGCCAACCGTTCACGCCTTGCGAGATCATCCCAAGCATTTTCGTTACCGTCAAACATCTCGCGAACTTGATAGAAATCGGTGACGCTATCTCGGTCAGAATAACTTCGTCTATAACTGGTTTCCCAGTAGCTGTCATCTGGGTTGGAATCCAGCCATAAAATGTTTGCAATATCCATGCAATGTGATCTCTTGATGTTGGGTTTAATTCTTTTAGTCGAGTAAAGGATGCGCCCTTCGCATATCCAGACGTGCGGTTATCTCGTTTCGGAGTGAATTCTGCTCCTGCAACGAAAGGGTGTTGCCTGCATAATGACTCTTCAATCTCTCGTAGCTCTTGTCTGAGAGCAGATGCAAATTCCCATGCAGCATCCTTATCAAATCTCCATCCATGAATTTCTTGTTGTGTAAGTATTTGAGCTACCTGATGTTCTAATTTGACCCATTCAGGTATTTGTGGAAGTGCTTCCATAGTTTGGTGGTAACGTTTACATCTTGAATGCAGTAATCTTCCATTTCTTGTGACCAATTACCCCAGTCTGTTTGTTTGCTAAATGCACCTTTATATTCACCTAGCCTGTAGCCCCAAGCTTCTAGTGAGTGTCTTGAATATAGTTGTGGAGCCATAAACTTCCACTTCCTTTTTTGATCTATCTCCATCATATTCGTATGGTAAAGACGTGAAAGAAGTAAAGTGTCAATGCACAAACTAGGAGGAGTAAACCATGAATATAGTCTCCTAAGCACAGCAATATCAAAGCCAATAATATTGTGACCAATAAGACAGTCTGCGTCAGCAAGTCGTTGTATCCCACGTACAATAGGTTCTGCATTACCCGTATCGTTGTACGATAAAGTTTTTTTAGTTGTAAGATCGTGGATAGCAAGGCAGTGAATTGTTGATACATTCTCAAGAAGACCGTCAGTCTCTAAATCGAATATCAGACTCACTTCTTGTTCCATACATAAGTTTTATCTACAAACTGTGCACGTTTAATGGCTTCTTTTGTAGGTGGGTTAGGTTTAATCAATTTAGAAGTCTGTTGTTGGGTCAAATTCTTCATCGAATTCTGTTTCAATAAATTTGCAAGTTTGTAAGTTATACGAGAGTGTACAGGCTATGCCCGTCTCACCTGAATATCTGTTTTTAATGACGCGCACAGTCGTGTCGCTAGATCCACTGTCTGACTGCTGGTTCCGCTCAAGTGCGATGCAGCCGTCAGAGAGTTGTGCAATTGCTGCGCTACCACGTAATTGCGAGAGAGTAACTCTTGCGCCCTCTTCGTGTCCTCCATCTTGAGTACTTCTCCTTAAATGTGATACTAGAAATAGTGCTATACCAGTGCGCTCTACTAAAGAGCGTAAGCGGGTCATTGTGACGTCTATCATTCGACGCTCGTCCCCATCTAGTCCCGATAACAGGATTGATAGGTGATCAAGGAAGATAATCTTGCATTCCAAACCACTGGCCAAATATTCAATTCTGTTGTAGATGACGTCAGGGTCATAGCTTCCGAACCCATCAAATAAGAATAGGTTCCAATTAGCCATGGTTTCATCAAACGCATCTACTAATTCTTTATGTGAAGGCTCACCCAAATGTAGTGATTTACCTACAGCAGATGACATAAGTCCTAGGGCGGTTCTTTTGTTGGATTCTTCCAGAGCCAAGTAACCAACCCGTTCTCCCCTTTGTAGTAGAGAAGCTGCAATATCCCTGCAGAAGCTTGATTTTCCAATACCGCTTCCTGCAGTAATCGTGACAAGCTCTCCGTATCGTATGCCGTGGAGCTTGTTATTGAGTCCTGAAAATGGGTACTCATGATCGTGTGGTGTGCTTGGTGTTGTGACTAATTCAAGTAATGACTTACCTTCAACGATGCCATCAGGTCTATAAGCCTTGGCACCCCAATACGCATTTTCAACAGCCTTGTAATCATTAGCCTGTAGGGCATCTGAGGCATCCTTATATGCGTCTAGGGAGGCGATAAATACCTTTCCAGGTGGTAATACATCAGCCGCTTCTTTTGTAGCTTTATGACCTGCCTCATCATTATCAAAGAATAGAATGATCTTTTCAAACTGCTGAAGCCACTCATAATTATTTTTCATTGCTTTTCGAGCTGCGGCTGCTCCAGAGGGCAACGACACAGCTGGAAAGTCTCCTAATGCCTCACATACTGAAGCGGCATCAAGCTCACCTTCAGTAATGACAACACTTTTTTCTTTGCTGTTTCTAAAAAAGAGATGTTGACCAAAGAATAGACCCTTTGTTTCTCCCTCATAACTAAACAGCTTGTTTTTAGTTCTAATCTTTGAACCTATCGGTTTACCAGACGTATCATGGTAATACATTCGTAGGATGTCTCCATCTTTTAAGATCTTGTACTTTTGACAAACCTTTTCAGATAGATTTCGTTTCTGCAACCTTTGAGCTGAGCCTACGTAACTCATGTGTTGTGATGATTGTGAACTGTGTTCTGTATCACCTGCAGTTCTTGTATTACATACAAAGCAATATGTATGTCCATCAGAATAGACAGCTAAGCCATCTGATGAACTACAATTATTGCAAGGGTCGTGTCTAAGAAATTCAGATGAACCAGTCAATTGGTATGTTTGTGTAGCTGGTCCAAGGTATGTTGTGTTTGTCACACCATTGTGCGTATGTAGTTTTAGACTTTTTACTAATTCTATTGAATGGTGCTTGAAACACCATCCTTAAATCAATTTCTGGATGTTGCTGTTTGACGGCCTTAATCTTACGACGATCCTCTGCTTCCCAGTACCCCTTGCACTCAAGATAAATACCGTTAGGCAAAAGAAAATCAGGAGTGTAGTTATGTTGAATTTGATATGCAACCTTAGTGGATTCATATTCGTACTTCACTCCTAATTCAACCATCAGATCAGCAACCTTTTCTTCAAGGCCAGATCTAAATGCCATTATGTTTATTAGCCAATTGTTGGTGCTTTATGTGTTGCTAGATCAAGTGGGAAGTTGTGAGCATTACGCTCATGCATCACTTCCATTCCAAGTCCCGCACGATTAAGTACATCAGCCCAAGTAGTGACAACACGGTTCCCACTATCGACAATGGATTGATTAAAGTTGAATCCGTTAAGATTGAAAGCCATAGTGCTAACACCCAAGCTTGCAAACCAAATGCCAAGCACAGGCCATGCAGCCAAGAAAAAGTGGAGACTACGCGAGTTATTAAATGAGGCATATTGAAAGATTAATCGTCCGAAGTAACCATGAGCGGCTACAATGTTGTACGTCTCTTCCTCTTGACCAAACTTATAACCTTGGTTCTGACTAACCTGCTCAGTTGTCTCACGTACAAGTGAAGACGTGACCAGGCTTCCGTGCATAGCAGAGAAAAGAGACCCACCAAATACGCCGGCAACACCCAACATATGGAAAGGATGCATAAGGATATTATGCTCAGCTTGGAAGACGAACATGTAATTGAAGGTCCCGGATATGCCAAGAGGCATTGCATCTGAAAAAGAACCTTGTCCAAATGGGTAGATAAGAAAGACTGCAGTCGCCGCTGCGACCGGTGCTGAGTATGCGACAAAGATCCAGGGCCTCATCCCTAATCGATAACTAAGTTCCCATTCTCGTCCCATGTAAGAGTAGATACCGACAAGGAAGTGAAAGATGACAAGTTGGAAGGGTCCACCGTTGTAGAGCCATTCATCGAGACTTGCTGCTTCCCAGATGGGATAGAAGTGCAAGCCGATTGCGTTTGAAGACGGGACAACTGCTCCCGATATAATGTTATTTCCATAAAGGAGCGATCCAGCAACTGGTTCACGTATGCCATCAATATCGACGGGTGGTGCGGCTACGAAAGCCAGGATGAAACAAATGGTTGCTGCTAGTAATGTTGGAATCATTAGGACTCCAAACCAGCCAACGTATAGACGGTTATTAGTGGACGTCACCCACTCACAGAAGTTATTCCAGGTATTTAGTTTTTGTGGTCTTGAAAGAATAGTGGTCATTTAAGTAATAGTACATTTTTTTTTGTGCAGTTAAGTAAGACCATTTTAAGGACTTGGCTGTCCATAGCTATAGGAGGAATTGCACCTCCCTTATTCTATTTAGCTGTTATTTTTTAGCAGTCTTTGCAGACCGTTTGAAGTTGGCTTTAGTAGGAGCACCTGATGACCCAGGCTTCCGCATCTTTTCTCCACTACCAGATGCAATACGTTTGCGTTTGGCATGGATGTTTGCATAGAGACCTTGTTTAGCCATTACTTACACATCTTCTTCTTAGGTGGACGTCCTTTCTTTGTACCGTACGTTCCTTTTCCTTGTGGCATCACCATACTCCTGGAATAATTTGTCCAGTCAGTGCATAGGCTCCGAGAGCTGCAATGACACCTAGCATTGCTAGGCGACCATTGAGTTTTTCTGCCTTTTCGTTATGTGTGATTGTGATTTCTTCCATGTACATGCGTGGTTCAGTTGGCCAAATTTGTGTATCGTTCATTGTCAAAAGTCCTCATCGTCTGTTACTGAATGTTCATTATTTACATTTGGTTCACCAACTTTAAAACCTTGTGAGGTGCCAAACATTTCAGAAATGTCACTAACATCCATGTCACCAGTGTCTACACCAGCCTGACTATTCAATGTAATTACTTGAATGCCTAAGCACTTAAGACTAGTACCATATGTCACTTTATCTTTAAGTACATACGGCTTCTGCCAGAAGGCTACTTTTACTGTACTACCTTCAAAAATAGGTGTTGATGTGTCAGTGATCTGTGTGCCAGATGTATCAATCACAGGAGGCTTCTTCTCTTCATTCCATCCAAACTTAATCTTATACTGACCTTCCGATACTTCTTCCCAAGGTTCTGGACGTAGCACACTACGATTTGGATTCTTAAGCTTAGACTCAGCCCACTTCAAGGAATTTGTACGGTCATCTTCCAATTGATCAATAATTGTCTGATCAACAATGACATTCAAGGAATAGCCAAATTTACTTGGCTTCAGCACAGCTTGGTATCCACTTAGGATTACTGGGTTTTCGGTCTTAATGATGTTACGTGGCATATACTAATAGGTGGTTAACAGAAAAAGTAGGTTGATTTGGTCACCGATTCAGGGCGTAAGTCTCCAATAATCGGTGGTTTTGTTTCGGCTCCAATTTGTTGAGCCCAAGATTCAATATAAGAATCCTCTGCGAATATTTTCATGTAAGTCTCTCGAACAATTTCTGAGAGGCTAGACATATCAGTAGCACGACATAGAACCGAATCATGAATTAGTGCTATAGGTGCATCAAAGCGTAGAGTGGATAAATGTAGTAGTGAACTATCAAGACTATGAATTAGATTCGGACTAGTAGCTGACTTATGATGTTGTAGATCTACCTCATCACTATCTTGAGTAGCAACATGGATCTTTACTGTACCTAGTAGTTTTAAGGTAAGACGTTCTGTTGTTTTCTTGTTTAATTTTTGAACTACTACAAATCCCGAAGGTGTTACCCATTCTAGTTGAGTTGCTCCCTTCTTAATGACCTTTGCTACTTCTGTTTCAATCCATCTCATACCAGCCATTGGACCAGGTAAGACTTTTTCCATAGAAGCTCTAACTGCATTAACAGTAGCTGTTAGATCATCTTTACCTATCTCTACTCCTTTCTCTTTTAATGCATCTCTTATAAAACTTCTATTTGAGTATGGCCGTGAATTATATGGCACGGTCATGACAACTCTTTTTACTACCTTTCTATCCAAAAAAGGTTGGATACTTATAGGGCAGTTTGGTTTAGCGTGCTTGGCGACGACGGCATAGGCGTCGGCGGGCTTTTCTCCTGGCAAGACATTGACAAGACTTGCAGCGGCTCTGTCTCGAAATAATCCGGCGAGTACCTGTATACCTGAACAGGTGGCATCAACTGCAACTGGCAAAGAAGTGTAATCTCGATCACATTTAATAAGGCAATGATAATATTCATCACATGCTGCTAGAAATTGCCAGGGTTCATCAGCCGCTTCCCATTCAGGAAGACAACCAAGAGGATCTTCAGCAATTGCAGTTATGAGATGCTTGTTGTTATGGACCCATTCCATACGCTTATGGATAGGTTCTTTGTCAAGACCATAAGTTGTGGCAACACTAAAGGCTAACCATTCTTCAGCGTATGGTGTTAAGTAAGCAGGCTCACTAAAAGACAAAAGGCTTTTTCCAAAGTCTGTATCTTGTGGTGTAAGAAAAGCTGGTATTGGATATGCTCTACCACGATAATCAAAAGACCAAGGAATAAAGAACTCTTTCTTGTCTTTAAATAACTTAGCTGCTTCCATTGTCATGCGGGTTCTACATGACTTTTTGAAAGATGCGGCATTGAGATTCATTGTCTCTGCTGCATTCCTTCTATATTCTTGTCGAGATTGTTCGTTCTCGGCAATATCTACAGGTTTAGGAGGTAGATCATATTCAACAATCGGGACAAACTTACCAACTTGTCTACCCTTTTCCATCAACGTAGTTGCTACGTCATATGTAAATAAGTTGATACAAAATCCAACCTTCTGAATCTTATTCAAAAAGTTGATTGGCGTTTCTCCCTGTATACGGGGCGTACCTCGACGAACCATGTCGTGGCCTCGCATTACCTCGTTCAACAGGTAACCACCTGGTCTATCTTCAGCCCAATCATTAGGCTCAATTAACATTGGATAAGCAATTGGACTGAACAGTTCAGCTGTCGCCATCAGTTCATCTTTCTTTTCTATGAACTCAGGCGTTGGGATAATATAGTTATCAGTCTTTTTACCTAGCCTACGTTTGTCAATCGTAAACCAATTGCTGCTATGGATTATACAATCAAGTAACCATGTACCTAGCTTGACTCTATTAGCTCTGCCCCATGCACTCCATTGTGGTACTTCATAGCGTTGCATCAATGTTTTAATGATGACATACTTTTGTTTTGTACCTGTTGTGTTATGCCAATAGTTCTTTTTTAAAACTGCTAGCAATCCAGGACAATTATTTTCATAGAACTGCATCTGAGCTTCTTGCTCAATTGCTGTCCCAATGCCGTCACTGACTGAGATTAGAAGATTTGCCTTGTCTTTATAGGAAAAGACTTTGTCAAATGTAACCTTCAATGCAATGGCTGCTGCCACACCTGAATCAATTGGTTCTAGGTGTTGATTTATCTCACTAAAAGCTTTGCCTACATATCCCTTTTTGATTCTACTTTTAGTATCTTCGATCCTTTGCCTCACAACAGGCATTAGTACAGAAATACTACTACAACCATATACACTTGCAGAAGAATAAGCTTTCTCCTCTAGATCTCTTGTGTTTTTATGTAGGCGTTCAATGCCTTGCTTGATCGCGTCTCTTTCAAATTGAACTTGTTCATCGATTTGAGCTGGTGTTGCCAGTGTAAATACCTTTGATGATTGTGAATTTGAAAAGGGCATAAGATGACTTATACCC